CCCCACCAAGACAAAAGTTCGATACTAGTTTAATTGATGAACAAATAAAATTTCCAGGCAAAGATGGTGCCAAGTACGCAATTACTAAGGAAACAAAACATGGTAGACATGTATTGTCTTGGGGAATGGGTGATTGGAGTATATTATATGATGCAAGATATAATAATACTGAAAAACATTGGAATTTTTATCTTGACTTATACAAAAAAACGTGCGATAATGATAAAAATGTAAATGCAAAAAAGGTGAAAAATAATGGTAGAACAAATGCAACAACAAAGTCCAATATCAAATCTGGACGCACCAACACTAAAGGCAATTCTGCAGGAAAGGGTACAACGAGTAGTGTTCGAAAAGGCAGACGGAACTCTAAGAGTAATGCATTGCACGACAAATCCGAAGATCGTGCCGTGGCCTGATAACCCAGTAGAGGCGGAAGGATCAGTTAAAAAAGAAAAAGACCCAAACCTTATTGTTGTTTGGGATTTGGAAAAAGAGGGATGGAGATCGTTTCGATTTGAAAGACTTAAAGAATATGGAGATTTAGATTAATGGGTGGAAAATCAAAGGGAAAGAATTACACATCTAAGGGCGAACGCCCTAGTGTATCACGGAAGAATAGAACTAAAAACCCAAAAGGAACTCTTGCACATGCAATTCGTCAACGAGAGGCATGGCAACAAGGAAAGAATGTGGTTCTTACAATTCCAAACCCAAACACCTCAGAAACAAATAAACCTTTTATAAGAGTTAAGGCAAGTGAGGTTTGGGGCGATTTTAGAAAACAGAAAAAGTTTATGATGAGAGGAGAACCGGCTGTATGATAGAAGGATTTAGACCACCTTGTGTGGTATTCAGAACTAGGGTTAGAGATGAATCAATCGAAGGCCCAAACCCATTTAGATGGGAAGATGTAACAAGTGATGAATTGTTTAAAGGTAAGAGAGTAGTTTTATTCAGTTTGCCCGGCGCATTTACGCCCACTTGTTCTACATACCAATTGCCAGGCTTTGAGAGTAATTATTCAAAGATTAAAGATTATGGTATTGACGAAGTATACTGTATTTCAGTTAACGATGCATTTGTTATGAATGCATGGTCCAAGGCACAGAACATTCAAAATGTAAAAGTGATTCCAGATGGTTCTGGAAACTTTACTAGATTTATGGGAATGTTGATTGGTAAAAACCACTTAGGTTTTGGTATGCGTAGTTGGAGATATATGTGTGTAATTAATGATGGGGTTATTGAACACTGGTGGCAAGAGCCAGGCATCAATAACGATGGTAGTGATGATGACCCATATGTTCAAACAACTCCAGAAAATATGATTAGTTATCTAGATCAGAAAAGTATGTGGAATGAAGTTGAACAACGAACCACTATGGGCGATTATAAGGTTGTTTAATGTATGACATAAGGCCCCTTCACAAGAATAATGCTTCTGTATTTGTTGCAGAACGCCATTATTCTGCAGTTATGCCTCGACTAACTAAACATTATCTAGGTTTTCACTTAGATGATAAGTTGGTCGGGGTTTTAACATTAGGATGGGGAACTAACCCGATGGGAACTATTAAAAAGATGTTTCCAGATTTGACTACATCTGATTATTTTGAGATCGGAAAGATGTGCATGGATGATTCTATGCCCAGAAACTCCGAATCCCAAATGTTATCTCAAACGGTAAAGTGGATGCGTGAAAATACAGATGCAAAATATCTGTATACTTGGGCAGATGGAATAGTTGGAAAGCCAGGATATGTTTATCAATCTGCAAACTTTCTTTACGGTGGTTTTATATGGTCTGATGTATATGTCTCTGAGACAGGCGAGAAGGTGCATTTTAGGACTATACAGAGGAAGATGAAGAAAGAGATGGGTAGACATGATACGAAGTATGGCCCCCGACCAAATGACGCCAAAATGGGTGATATGGGGTTTTCAAGAGTATGGGGTAAACAGTTTAGATATATCTACCCATTGACTAAGACAGACAGAAAGTATATGAATAAACATTCTACTTGCTGTTGGACAAATCAATATCCAAAAGATGATGATTTGCAGTGGAAAATTAAACGGCCTGGCGAAACAGAATACGAATGGTGTGATGATATGCCATTCATTCACAGTAATGACATAAAACATAATAAGAGTAATATCGCAAGATACAAGGCAGATATTACGATTGATAGTTTTTTTTAATAACCTATATAATTGTGGAGTATATTATGAGAAAGGCAAATGTAAATCATTTAAAAATTGGATTGCGTGGCGCAAGGTCAAGGATGCGACAACGTTTACAAAGACAGGCATATATAAACAGACAGAGAATTAATTCTCAGGAGATTAATAATGATAGACTACAGTACAAAATACACTCTCAGTAGTGTACATAGCGATGCTGGTAATGATGAGGTTATCACTCATTCATTTGATGCAACAGATGCAACACTTGGCGAAGTGTTGGAGAAATTCGAAATCTTTTTGATTGCATCAGGATTTGATTGGATTAAAAAAGGTGAGATTCAACATATTAGTAGTGTGTCTGATGAAGACTATGATTCTACTGCAGGAGCAGAACTATTTGATGAATATTCTATAAGTGCAGAAGAAATGTATAATAGACTTAACGGTTTAGATAATACTGCAAAAATTGTTGAGTTTCCTAAAAAAGAAAAAGAAGAAGAAACTATAACACTGACTACTGGTTCCAATGATTATATTTTTTCTGGAGAGTATGATATAGGTTCTATCACATTTGATGATATGAATATTACCTTAGATACTTCCGATGTTTCTTTTACTCAAGATTATAACGTATCTTTAAATCCAGATGATGTTACATTAACATTTACTAACTTCGAAAACCAAAAAGAAAAGGATTAAAAATGGCTTTTAAATTATCGAATAGATCACTTTCTAAATTGGAAGGTGTTAATGATGACATGGTTAGAGTTGTCAGCCGTGCCATCGAATTGACTGAGGTCGATTTTGGAGTGATTCAAGGGTTAAGGACGCTTGAAGAGCAAGAGGCTTTGGTTGCAAAAGGCGCAAGTCAAACAATGAAAAGTAAACATCTTGATGGCCTTGCGGTAGACTTGATGGCTTATGTTGGAGGCCGTGGAGTCTGGGAACTTAATGTCTATGATGAAGTTGCTGATGCAATGAAGGCAGCTGCAATAGAAGAGGGTGTAGCAGTCCGCTGGGGTGCGGCCTGGCACATCAATGACATTAGAGAGTGGGATGGTTCCATGGAAGATGCCATGAACGCCTATGTTGATTTAAGACGTTCTCAGGGAAGACGCCCATTTATTGATGCACCGCACTTTGAGCTGATGGTATGAAAATAAATTGGGGCTACTTTATAAGTATCCCCTTGTCTTCTTACTTTATCCTTCTAATCCTTTTAGGTTTATTTGGAAAAAGTTTGATGATATTTACACCAGAAGAAAATATCGTATTGTATGAATTTCTTGGTGTTGTATTACTACACTATATTTTTTATATTATTTTTTGCTTGACAAAAATAAAAGAATAGTGTATAAATAAACTTGTAATTGTTGATACGATTCAACATGCATACTGGACTTGGGGGCAGTACCCAACGCCTCCACCATAAGCACATTGAGAAACACATGAATAGTGTGCTTATGATGGGGGCGAACTAGGATCGACAGGTGTGTAGAGATGAGAGTAGATTACCGTGTTGACCTACGATATTCGGTCGAACAAAACTAAACGCAAACGATAACTTTGCACCTGAGTTTGCTCTAGCAGCATAATCAGCGGGGTATGGGCTCCACCTTGTTACCAAACGGGCCCGCAGTCATAGTAAAAGGATTTAATAAATGACAAAGTTTTTATTTGGAGCCGCCTCGGCGGTTTTTTTATGCACATCTGCAATGGCAGAAGGCATTAGAGGCCATGTAGATGGCGAAGTTGAATATAGTTTGGAAAATGAAAAATTTACATCTGAATTAGGATACACAATGGCACTTCCACAAGGATTGGTGCTACGCCCATGGGCAGATTTTTCATATGATCGTAACTTAGCATCTGATACAATTAATTTTGACGGTGTTAATTTAGGAGCTTCATATGCAGTATCTCCTGCACTTTCTCTTTACAGTGATATTAGTGCAGATCATGATTTTGAATATGAAGATACATCAGTTGGAGTTCGCTTTACATTCTGATTTTCATACTATATAATAAAGGTGGCAACTTCCTATAAAGTTGCTAATTACACACATCACACAGAAAAGGAGAAATATGATGAGTAATAAAAATCCATTTGAAATTAGACTAGAAGTTTTAAAAATGGCAAAAGATATGTCTGAACAAAGTTACCATATGGCAATGGATACATATTGGCAAACTTTGAATGCGACTGCAGAGACATGGAATAAAAGTGTTGAGGAATTAGTTCAACATACACAACACTTGAAACCAGAAATGCCCGCCCCTCAAGACATTATGAAAAAGGCTCAAGAGTTGTATACTTTTATTTCAACTAAAGAGTAAATTTGATGGGGGGTGCAATGCCCCCCCATTTTTAAAAATGCGTGAAACGCAAGGTTGTAGACATTGTTAGTGATATATAATGATAGAGGTAATTAAACCTCTATAAACCTTAACCAATGGAATGCTATTGTGAAAAATAAATTCACGCAAGAACTTATTATGGAGAAACAATAAATTATGCCAAGATATGATTTTAAATGTACTGATTGTGAACATGAATATGAGATTTGGTGTCGTATTGCTGAAAGAGAAGAACATTTAAATGGCTCTTGTCCCAACTGTAACGTTACAGGAAAAATCCAACAATTTCTTACTGGTGCTCCGTCTATTGGAGATCCTATTCGTATGGGCAGACAAAAGGTTCCACAATCATTTAAGGAGAATGTATTAGATAAAGTGGCAAAGGTGCCTGGAGCAGTTAAAACAGAGTCTAAATTTAATATGTAATTTTTCGCCGTAGATTCCAGCTTTCAGAGGAGTCTCATTAGTGAGTAGAAAAGCTAGAAAGACAAAATCAAACAATAATAGTAGATTAATAGGGATTGACGCACGAACACAACTAAAAAAAATTACACCAATAACACCGGCACAAGAAGAAGTATTCGATGCCTTTTATGAAGATCATTTGTTTCTTCATGGAGTTGCAGGGACAGGAAAAACATATATTTCTCTATACCTTGCACTAGATGAATTAATGAACAAATCTTCTAGTTATAGAGATATACAAATTATCAGAAGTGTTGTTCCGACAAGGGATATGGGTTTTCTGCCCGGCTCGGAAAAACAAAAACTTCAATCATACGAAACCCCATATAGAACCATAGTAAACGAATTATTTGAATGCGGTAGTGCATACGAAAGTTTACGAAAAACTTCCCTCATAAATTTTAATTCAACATCTTACATAAGAGGTATGACCTTTTATGATAGTATTATTATTGTGGATGAATGCCAGAACATGAATTTTCATGAACTGGATTCTGTCATAACTAGAATAGGAGACAACTGTAAAATAATTTTCTGTGGAGACTTTAGACAGTCAGACTTTAAATGGAAAGATGAAAAAGATGGAATACTTGACTTTATGAAAATCATAAAAAGTATGGATCGTTTTTCTTTCATTGAGTTTATGCAACAAGATATTGTCAGAAGTCCTTTGGTAAAATCCTACATAATTAATAAATTAGAATTGGGTTTTGCCTAAAGGAGGCTCAAAATGAAAAACATAATCGAAGCAAAAGATATTTTTTCTGCTAAAATAAAATCTAAAAGTAATAACTTGGAAGATATAAAGTCGTTTATTAACTTAGGTGGTATGGATGAAGATTATGATGTGTCTATTGGAATGACAAATGAACTCCTTGATGAATTTGTTTATATTATGTCAGACGAGTATGGATTTGATTTAAGTAATAAAGTTCTTGTCGATGATTTAAGTTTCCTTGGGATTATACTGCAGGCCATAATGGATAGACATTATGGTATTGAAAATGCAATGATACAGAATATTGATGAGGCGATAGAAGAACTTAAGTCGAGACACGAAAAGGAAGAAATTTCATAAAACTGCTTGACATATCGAAGGAAC